CTGGGCCGAAAGGTACGCCAAAGCCAAAGCAATTGCGGAAAAGTACGAAGCGCACAGAAAAGGTGCAAGAAACTTTGCCGATAGAAGATTCACCTAGCCAGATAGTCTTGGCAGAACAGCTAGAAGAAGTAGATGTAGCTGAACAGAATATAATATTCTCACCTAACGTAGGGCCACAGACAGATTTCCTAGCTGCTGGTGAGAGAGAAGTACTGTATGGTGGCAGTGCTGGTGGTGGTAAGTCTTACGCAATGTTAGCTGACCCACTACGCTATATAACCCACCCTCAGTTCTCAGGATTAATACTACGTCATACTACAGAAGAACTACGTGAGTTGATCTGGAAGTCTCAGGAGATGTATCCTAAGATAATTCCAGGTATCAAGTGGTCAGAACGTAAGATGACTTGGACTGCTCCGTCTGGTGGCAGACTATGGTTCTCCTACCTTGATAAGGATGATGACGTATCTCGTTACCAAGGACTATCATTCTCTTGGGTTGGCTTTGACGAGTTAACTCAATGGGGTACATCCTATGCTTGGGATTACCTACGATCACGTTTAAGAAGTACAGCACCTGAACTACCCATATACATGAGAGCATCGACTAACCCAGGTGGTCGTGGTCATGCTTGGGTAAAGAAGATGTTCATTGATCCTGCACCTTACGGGGAGCCATTCGATGCTACTGATTCAGAGACTGGCAATCCAATGATCTACCCGAAGGGCCACTCCAAGGAAGGTGAGGCACTTTTCCGTAGGAAGTTTATTCCTGCGAAGCTATCTGATAACCCTTACTTGACTGAGACAGGTGACTATGAAGCAAACTTACTATCATTACCAGAGCAACAGCGTAGACAGTTGCTTGAAGGAGACTGGGATATTGCAGAAGGTTCAGCTTTCCCTGAGTTTAATAGGTCTATACACGTTGTGGAACCTTTTGAAATACCCAATAATTGGACTAAATTCCGTGCTGGAGACTATGGTTACGGGAGTTACTCCGCAATTGTTTGGTGTGCTGTTGCTCCAGATAACCAGTTAATAGTATACAGAGAGATGTATGTATCTAAAGTATTAGCAGAAGACTTAGCTGATATGATACTAGATGCAGAAAGTGAAGATGGTGGTATTCAGTATGGTGTCTTAGACTCCTCCTGCTGGCACAAAAGGGGTGATACTGGCCCTAGCATAGCAGAGCGTATGGTAGTCAAGGGATGCCGATGGAGGCCATCAGATAGGTCAAAGGGAACTAGAGTCTCTGGCAAGAACGAATTACACAGACGCTTACAGGTAGATGAATTTACGGGGGAACCTCGTATGGCTATATTCAATACTTGTAATCATCTTATATCTCAACTGCCTATCATACCATTAGATAAAAAGAATGCAGAAGATATAGATACGCATTACGCACACGATCACTTATACGATGCACTTAGGTATGGCATTATGTCCAGACCTAGATTTGGTGTATTTGATTATGATCCAGCAACAGCAAGACCTAACAGTCAGTACTTAGCAGACCCAGTGATGGGTTATTAATTTAACATTTTGTGAGTAAGAAATGGCAGAAGAACAATTACCAGAACTAAGCAGTGAGACTGTATCATTAGATGATGTATCTGAATCATCCGAAGAGAAGGTGTACGTAAGTCGCTTAGTCGATATAGTAAATGAACGATTCACAAAAGCAGAGACTGCTCGTAGGCAATACGAAGATCAGTGGCTACGTAACTACAAAAACTATCGTGGTGTGTATAGTGATGCAGTTAAGTTCACTGAAGCTGAGAAGTCTCGCGTATTCATTAAGGTTACTAAGACTAAGGTACTAGCTGCCTATGGTCAGATCACAGATGTATTATTCAGTGCAGGTCGCTTTCCCTTATCTGTAGATCCTACTGTGTTGCCTGAGGGCATTGCAGGTGATGTACATTATGATCCAGCAGCAGAGGGGAAAGAGGGAGATTCTCCTTATGGCTTTGCTGGTGATGGAAAGGAGCTACCAGCAGGTGCTACAGAAACTTCACTAAAGCTAGGGCCACTTGAGGATAAGTTAGAAGGCAAGGATGTTAAAGAAGGTATGGGTTCTTCTCCTACTTCAGTTAACTATAATCCTGCTATGCTTGCAGCTAAACGCATGGAGAAGAAGATCCATGACCAGCTAGATGAATCAGAAGCAACTAAGCAACTACGCTCTGCTGCATTTGAGATGCCACTGTTTGGTACAGGCATTATGAAAGGGCCAATGGCAGTAGACAAAGAATACCCTGATTGGGACGAAGATGGTAACTATATTCCTATTACCAAGACTGTACCTAAGGTGTCTTATGTTTCTGTGTGGGACTTTTATCCTGATCCTGATGCTGCACATATTAGTGACTGTCAGTACTCAGTACAACGTCACAAGATGAATCGTAGCCAACTACGCGATTTAAAGAAGCGTCCATTTTTCCGTAAGGATGTTATTGAATCTGTAGTAGATCATGGTGAAAACTACACTAAGAAATATTGGGAAGATGATCTAGTAGACTACCAGCTAGACTCAGGCGTAGAACGCTTTGAGGTACTAGAGTACTGGGGCGTTATGGATATGGATACTATAGAAGAGTATGAAATTGAAATACCAAAAGAGCTAGAGGATTCAGACGAGTTACAAGTTAACATCTGGATTTGTAATGATCGTGTTATACGCTCTGTGCTTAATCCATTCAAGCCTGTACGTCTACCATACTACGCTGTTCCATATGAGCATAACCCATACTCACTGTTTGGTATTGCACTAGCAGAGAACATGGATGATACGCAGACTCTTATGAATGGTTTCATGCGTATGGCTGTGGATAACGCTGTACTGTCAGGTAACTTGATCTTTGAAGTTGACGAGACTAACTTAGTTCCTGGTCAAGACATGCAGCTATACCCAGGCAAAGTATTCCGTAGGCAAGGTGGAGCACCAGGCCAAGCATTGTTCGGTACTAAGTATCCTAACGTGTCAGGTGAGAACCTACAGTTGTTTGACAAGGCACGACAGTTAGCAGACGAGTCTACAGGCTTGCCTTCTTTCTCTCATGGACAGACAGGTGTTACAGGGGTAGGTCGTACCTCTAGTGGTATCAGTATGTTAATGAATGCTGCTGCTGGCGGCATCAAGACTGTTATCAAAAACATTGATGACTACTTACTAGGGCCAATGGGTAAGAGCTTCTTTCACTTCAATATGCAGTTTGACTTTGATAAGAGCATCCGTGGTGACCTAGAAGTTAAGGCCCGTGGAACAGAATCACTTATGGCTAATGAAGTACGTAGCCAACGATTGATGCAGTTCTTACAGGTAGGTGCTAATCCTAACCTTGCACCTTGGATGAAGTCTCAGTACATCATCCGTGAGATTGCAAAGTCTATGGAGTTAGATCCTGATAAGGTTACTAACAATATTGAGGAAGCGCAAGAGCAAGCTATGATAATGCAAAAGCAACAAGCTGAAGCACAGGCTGCACAAGCTGGCCCTGCACAGGGTGCGCCACAACCATCTGATCCAACAGGAGCAGGTAACGGAAATATAGGAATGGGTCAAGTACCTACTCCTGGTGAACAAGGATTTAGTGGTAATGAACCTCAAGCCCCTCAACCTCCTATGCAATAATAAAGATGCTTACAGTACATTCACAGAATACATGGATGTATTGATAGAGCAACAACACCGCAAGCTAGAGCAGACTACTGATACACAGGAGATGTTCCAGTCACAAGGTGCCATTCAGCAATTAAGATCATTAAAGTATTTACGAGAGAGAGTTAACGATGAAAATTAAGGGTTATGATGAAGGCGGTTTCTTAGATGATGGTGCTAGTGTAGACCCTATCTCAGGTAACGAAGTGCCAACTGGCTCCTTGCAAGAGGAAGTTAGAGATGATATTCCTGCTAAGTTAAGTGAAGGTGAGTTTGTAGTTCCTGCAGACGTTGTTCGTTTTATTGGCTTAGACAAACTCATGAAGATGCGAGACTCTGCAAAAAAAGGTTTAGCTTCAATGGAAGAAGAGGGCCAGATAGGTGGCTCTCCTGCACCCGATATGCCTACGGATAGGGGCATGGAAATGCCTTTGGAAGATGACGACATTGCTATGGATGCTCTTATTGATGGCATGGATAGTGAAGGCTTTGATGAACAAGCAATGAACTTTGCTGAGGGTGGTATGCCCACTTATGAAGAATATACAGGCCGCAAGTTTGGAGAGGCTGCTACAGTAGAGTATCGTAAATATACCAACGATGATGGTGACATTATTGATGTTGCTTTTGTACGAGGAAAGCCTGTTAATCCTATTCCCACTGGATATTATCCAGTAGGTTCTAAACCGCCTGAAGAAGAAGTACCAGTAGAAAACAAATATCCTAACAGGGGTGGGTCTGAGCAGGATAAACCAGACCCTTATATAGTACAGCATCAACAGCTTAGTTCAGATAAAGTGACTAGGCAGCGTGATAAAATACTAAATGGAATAAGTAAAGATATTATTGATGGCAACGTAGATCCACGGGGCGAATCTAATGGTATGATAGGTTACGTTTCAAACACTGAAATTGCAGAACAGAAAATGTTAAAAGTTATGTTGCCAGATGCCATAGAGCTTTATGAAGGAATTACAACTAACCCTAATTTTCTGGACAAAATAGTATATGAAGGTAAGACAGATTTAGAAATAATGGCAGCAACTAATGCCATAACTAGAAATGCACGTAAGGCAAGTGGTAAACTAGATCCTGGTTATATTTCTTTAAAACAACAGGGTTCTACTTTTATGCAAACTAATGGTGTTATGCCAGAAAATTTTGTTATTACTAATGAAGAGGCAATACAAAATAGAGAAGATATTCTTGGTAAAACTCCTAGTCTTAAGGGTCTAGTTGAAGGATTCCTTACAGGTGTTATAGACTTTAATAAAAGTGGAGGTTTTGTTGGGGCCATTTTAGATATTGTTACTGATGGTGCAACAAGTGCAAAAAATGCAGTTGATGGAATTAGTAATATAATAGAAAGCGCACTTACTGCAGGTGAGGTAACACCTGACATAGCAGAAAAAATACAAAAAGTAGATACTGTTATATCAAAAAATGTTATCCCTATAGATCGTAGGGCTGTAACTCCTCCTGCACCTTCTATTAATCAAGAAGATATTGATAGTGAAAAGCTGCGTGGAGAGATGGTTCAATCTCCTCCTGTACTTGGGCCTCTTATGGGCATTACAGAGCCTGGGTATGAGGTAGTAGGTAGTAGTGACAACTATGGATCTGGCCTTGAATCTAAAAATATAGCAGGTACTCCTGCGCCTGTAGATGCAATGAGTAAAAAAGAACGTGGAGAGATGGTTCAATCTCCTCCTGTACTTGGGCCTTTGATGGGCATTACAGAGCCTGGGTACGAGGTAGCAGGTAGTAGTGACAACTATGGATTTGGTCTTACACCCAAAGTAGATATTAAAGACTCTCAACTTAAAAGTAATACTAGTGTTAATCCTACGGCTTCCTCTGCTGTTACTACAGGCATACCCTCTGCTAATGTAGTATCTCAAGCTGAATCAGACTTAATGCGTATGTTAGACGAGGAAGATGCATTAGGAACTACAGGAACTTTAGGCACTACAGCTACAAATACGAATACGAACTCAATTACAACACAAGCAGAAAAAGAGGAGCTTACTAGAATAGCATTGCAACTGGGTCAAA